GTTCAGACGTGTGCTCTTCCGATCTGGGATAATGAAAAGAAAGTTAAGTATACCAATTATACCATCTTTGACATTGAGGAATTGGAGGACAATAATAATCAGCAACCACAAGATACCAGCGATTTCGCAGAAGAAACAGTAGAAGATGATCCATTCTAATGAAGAATAAAGTTGATTATAGCCTACTTCTTGGAGGAATGAAATGGTCTTTTTCATCCATTAACTGCTATAACAACTGTCCACATTGTTTTTATCTGACCTATATTGCCAAGCAAAAGAAAGAGCAAAACGCATTTGCTCAGTGGGGAACATTGGGACACTCTCTCTTGGAGAGATATTATAAAGGTGAGTTAGAGCTTTGGGATTTGAGTCAGAAGTATGATGAGGAATATGCTTCAAAAGTGAGTTTGGAGTTTCCGTATAATAGATACGTTGATTTGGGAGAAAGTTATTATCTTGCAGGGAAAAAGTATTTTGATAATTTTCAGGGAGATTTTGAAAACTGTGAGATACTTGGGGTAGAACAATATATAGAGATTGAAATTGATGGGTATCCATTTATCGGATATATAGATTTGCTAGTTCGTACACCGGATGGAATTATTGTATGCGACCATAAAAGCAAATCAGGTTTTAAAGGGAAAGAGAAGCAAGAATATTTAAGACAGTTGTATTTGTATTCGTTCTATGTAAAAAAGACATATGGAGAATATCCATATAAACTCATGTTTAATATGTTTAGAGCAAATACATGGGCAGAAGAACTGTTTGACTACAAGGCTTTAATGCAAGCAAAAGAATGGTTTGTTGAAACAATTCAAAAAATTTATCAGGAAAAAGACTTTAAGGATAAGATTGTACTTGATTATAAAACAAAAGGGAAATTGCTGAAAGAGTTTAAAAAGGATGATTTCTTTTGCAATGAGCTTTGCAGTACACCATGCCTAAGAAGTAGGCGGCATCAACATCGTTGGAAACCAAAACGAGGTGATGCATCTAAGTGATTATTGATAAAGAAAAGATTCAAGAAGCGAAGGAAATTCTGGGAGATCAGAACGCTGTCATGATGGCAGAGATGCTTCAGTTAGAGGATTTTGATGAACATAACTTAAAAGCACTCTGCTGCTTTCATGCAGAAGATACACCTAGTTTAATTTATAATCCAAAGAACTATACATTCCATTGCTTTGGTTGCCAAAAAACAGTAGATATTATTGATGTGTTTATGCAAACACAAAACTGTACATATATTGAAGCAGTCAAAAAATTGTTTGAAGCAGCCGGAGTGAGATATAGCTTTGGAGAAGCAAATGTAAAAACCAGACATCAATACATTTACCCAAAAGAGGAAGATTTAAACAACGACAGAACATCAGTATATGCATACCTTGCCCAGCGTGGTATTAGCAAAGAAACAGCAGATTATTTGGATATAAGAGCTGATAAAGAAGGAAATATGGTATTCAATTATTATGATACCAATGATGTTCTGACTATGGTGAAATATAGACCATCACACCGTATTGATAAGCGTCTAAAGCAGCCTAAATGCTGGTGTCAACAAGGTGCAGACACAACACCATTACTCTATAATCTTAATAGGATCAATACAAATGAACCGTTGATTATAGCAGAAGGTGAATGTTTTTCAGGTGATGCTGAAATATTAACTCCAGATGGATGGGTAATGCTAAAAGATTATGCAGGACAACCAGTCATGCAAGTTGACGAAAGTTTAAGTGGTTCATTTGTAAAACCATTAGCGTATGTCAAAAAAGAATATGATGGAGATATGGTTCAATCCTCTATATACGATCATCCTGCAATTACTACAACCGCAAAACATAACTGGGTTTATATGGATAAACATAATAAACTATATAAAATACATGCTGAAGATAGACTTCCTCGAAAGTGTTATATACCAATGGCAATAAATTATGATGGGTGCAATACAAAATATACAAATGATGAACTTGCTTTATTGTTAGTGGTAAGTGCAGATGGTTCAATAATTAAACGACCAAAAAACCGAAGAAAGAATCTTACTGAGTATTATGTTCAATTTGGGTTCAATAAAGAACGAAAAATAAAGCGTTGTAGAGATTTATGTATTAGAATGAATTTACGGTATAAAGAGTATCAATATTCAAATAATACTTATTTTCGTGTTGATATACCAGAACTTTTTGCATCTAAACTCCTTTCTTGGGATATGGTTCTAAATACATCTGTATCACAAAAACATTTTATTGTGAACGAAGTGGCAAAATGGGATGGGACTGAACGAAAAGATTGTAAAATACATATGTATTATACAGTAATAAAGCAAAATGCGGAAATTATACAAACAGTTGCTTCTACTTGCGGATATAAAACATCTGTCACTACACGTCTAACCGAAACTGGAAAGACATTTTATATTGTTAGAATTATACTTGGTAAAAATAGTGCTGGAACACAACAAATAGAACGTAATAAAAAAAGATATCATACACAAGAAATGGTATACTGCGTTTCTGTTCCTAGTGGTATGATTTTAGTTAAACAGCATAATACAATTTATGTCAGTGGCAATTGTGACGCAGCTGCTCTCATAGAATCAGGCTTTCATAACGCTGTTTCTGTGCCTTTAGGAGCTTCAAATACGCATTGGATTAGTGAGAACTGGGATTGGTTGGAACAATTTTCCTCTATTATTATTTGTTCCGATAATGATGAGCCAGGAATAAAACTTCAAAAAGAAGCTGTATATCGTTTGGGGAGCTGGAGAACAAAAGTAGTTGATATCCCTTTGATTATGACAAGTAAAAAGGGAAGGGAAGTTCGTGTAAAAGATGTCAACGAGGTTTTGTATTATTGTGGGAAAGAAGCGGTAATTAACTTAATTGCCAATGCAAAAGATACGCCTGTACCATCTGTTGTCGATTTTTCTGATGTAAAAGAAGTAGATCTATCAGATATTGATGGATGTAGCACAGAAATTGAACCGATAGATAAAGAAACAATGCGATTGTTTTATGGCAGTCTTACTATTTTGTCGGGAACGCCAGGATCAGGAAAAACATCATTCCTTTGTCAATTGATTGCTCATTCCATTGATAGAGAAAGAAATGTATGGCTGTTTAGCAGGGAATTGCCAGACTGGATGACTAAAAACTGGATTGAATACATACTCGCAGGGAATCGCAATATAACAGAATACGAAGCTAAGAATCATGCGAAATACTATAAGGTAAATCTGGAAGCAAAACAGAAGATGTCTGAGTTTTACAGAGATAAATTAAGAATCTATCGTGATGAATACCCAAACACCGCAGAGGAAATCAAAACATCTATGATAGATTCTGTCCGAAAATACGGCAGCAAGCTCTGTATTATCGACAATTTGATGACAGTAGACTTAGGCGCAGATAGTAACAACATGAATGAAAAGCAAACCGAATTTGTAAATTGGCTAATTCAGTTTGCAATGAAATATAATGTTGCAGTTGTGTTGGTTTGTCACCCTCGGAAGTTACAAACAGGTGTAACCAATGTTGGAATGTACGATATCAGCGGTTCATCAAACATTATCAATTTGGCTCATAGAGCTTTTGGGTTAAGACGTGTAACACCCAAAGAGAAAGAGGGTATACCAAAACAGGATGGTTCTGGATGGAAGGTGAAACCAATCCAGTACGATGTTATCTTTGAAGTAATCAAAGACCGAATGAGAGGAAAGGCAAATTTAGAGGTTGGCTTGTATTACGATGTACCAAGCCGCCGATTCTATACAAATCCAGAAGAATATGATTTTAAATTTAGTTGGGACAATAGACGGTACACCTCAAAACTGCCGTATCCTATGGACGATTCAGAAGTTTTTGGGGAGGTATCTTTATCGACAACTATGTAACCTACCATTTGCACAGCAGCTATAGTTTATTGGACAGTTGCACATCATACAGTGATTATATTGATTATGCAGTTAAATTAGGGCAGAAAGCAATTTGTTTTACTGAGCATGGAAATATATTCAACTGGATAAAGAAAAAGATTGCCTGTGAGAAAAAAGGCTTAAAATATCTGCATGGCGTTGAATGTTATCTTACAAGAAATCATTACGACAGGGAAAGAGATAACTATCATACAATCTTAATTGCAAGAAATTATGATGGGGTAAAAGAAATCAATAAATTGGTCAGCGCATCATATAACGCATTTATGCTTATTGATCCTGACGATTTTACAGATCACTTTTATTACAAGCCTAGAATTTCATTTAATGAGTTTTTTAAAATCTCAAAGAACGTCATTAAAATTAGTGCTTGTTTAGCATCTCCTTTAAACAACGTTTCTGCTGACGATCCATTGTATGAACAATTGGTAAAATCCTACGATTATCTGGAGATTCAGCCACACAATAGCAAAGATCAGATTGTGTACAATCGCCATCTCTTGCAATTATCACAGCAATATCATATTCCACTTATTGCCGGTACGGATACACATAGTCTCAATGCTTACAAAGCAGAATGTAGAACGATTCTACAATATGCCAAAGGAATTGAATTTTCTGGAGAAGATAGCTTTGACTTAACATATAAGTCACTGCCGGAACTGATCGAAATGTTCCAAAAACAAGATGCAATTCCAGAGCAAGATTATTTGCAAGCGATTGAGAACACTAATGTGATGGCAGATAGTGTAGAATATTTTGAATTGGATTTATCTTTTAAATATCCAAAGCTGTATGGTGATTCTCAGGCAGATAAAGAGATGCTGCTAAAAACAGAAAGAGAAAAATTTCTTGCAAAACGCAAAGCTGGTATTATTCCAGACGATCAAGCGCAAGCATTTCTTGATGCCATTAAAGAAGAAAATCGTGTATTTGAAAAAGTAGACATGATGGGATTTATGCTGTTCATGTCTGAAATGGTGTCTTGGTGCAAATCGCATGGTATTCCAATTGGATTTAATCGTGGTTCTTGTGGTGGATCAAGAGTAGCTTACGTTACGGATATCATTGACTTAAATCCAGAACAATGGCATACCGTATTCTCACGATTCTGTAATGAGGACAGAAAAGAGATTGGAGATATTGATATCGATGTGTCTCCATCTGATAGAGATAAGGTGTATGAGTACATTATTAACCGATTTACACAAGCAATGACGGCTTATATCTTGTCCGTGGGAACTGTATCTTCTAAAGGTACTATTGACGAGATTGGCAGAGCATTATCTTACATTTGGGAAAAGGACAATCTGATAGATGAAAAATCTCTCAGAAAACAAATAAAAGAGTGCAAGATCGGAAGAGCACACGTCTG